AAGACTGGCATTCAAGACCCTGGTCACCTGCAAAATGCCGCCGACTATGTTCATGGTTGCCGCATCGGTGACCGTAACCACTTTGAGCCACCAGAAGGCCCGGTTAAAGAGCCTAACCTGACCAATGGCATTCCTATGTTGCCCCAATCGAACATTAGTTCGGGCAACCGCAAATAATGGCTACCCTGTCCACCAAAGCTCGCAAGGCGCTCCCTAAAAAGGAGTTTGCTTTGCCAGCTGAGAAGAAGTATCCCATTGAGGACAAAGCCCACGCACGTAATGCAAAGGCTCGCGCTTCTGAAATGGAAAAAAAGGGCAAGTTGTCAGCCGGTAAAAAAGCTGAGATTGACCGTAAAGCTGATAAAGTCTTGAAAAAGAAGTAATCATGGCTACAAAATCCCCAACCAAGACCGCCAAAAAAGTCGAAGTTGTTTCTTTGCCTGTCCGAGACATGGCAGAGGAAAAAAAATGGCGGGCTGAGTCCGATTTGCGCGTTTTGAAAGAAGCGCGTGATATCGAATCCAACAAGTCTCGGATGGCTGCTGCCAAACGAATTGCCGACGAGCAAATGAAAGCTCTGGCAAAAATCAAACAAATGAGGAAGTAATCATGTCTCATAAAGCACTAGGCGTTGCCTTTGAAGATGACAATGTATTGGGTTCGCAATTCATTGGTGCAACCAACACCGGCGGCAAATTGGGTTATGCCATTGGCCTGAATGCCACCGTTCCTTCTGTTACTCAAGCCACCAGCAAAGCGACTGGCGTGACTTTGAACTACAGCATGGGTCAAGTTGTGATGAATAACGCAGCCCTCGCCGCTGGCGCTGCTGTGAAATTCACCGTGACCAATAGCCAATGCGCTTTGGGCGATGTGCCAGTGATCGTTATGGCCTCTGGTGGCACTTCTGGCGATTATTCGCTGGATTGCACTGCTGTGGCTGCTGGCTCGTTTGATGTGACCGTGCAAAACATTTCCGCTGGCAGTTTGTCTGAAGCTGTGGTGGTGAGTTTTGCCCTGATTCACGCCATCCCCTTGGCCTAAGATCATGCCTTTGAAAAAATCGAGCAGTAAGAAGGCGTTTTCTGAAAACGTGAGAGCCGAAGTGAAGGCAGGGAAACCTGTCAAACAAGCTGTGGCAATCGCGTATTCAGAGAAACGCGAGGCAGAAAAGAAATCCCCAAAGAAAGGCAAAAAATGAGCTTCAAGATCAAGCTAGAGCATACGGTAGAGGAAATCGAACACCTCTTTAAAGCAATGGAAAGCCACGCAAAGGCTCACAATGCTTTGATGAACAGCGTGAAACAACAAGCGGAGGCACAACTTGCTGCTGCTAATACTGCTCCCGTTGTCACTTCTGTCGATAGCACTGGGGTTTCTCCTGCTGCCGTTCCTGCTGTGGATGCTAATGTTTCCCCTGCCGTAGAGCCCACTGCGCCTGCGGCATCGGTTTAGCCTTATCTCAAGGGTTAAATCATGGATGAAAAACGTCCTGTAGGACGGCCTACCCTCTATAAAGAGGAATACGCCGACGACCTCATTAAGTTCTTTGACATTGAGCCTTTCCATCCTGTTATTGAGACGGATGCAAAAGGTGGTGAAAGAACTCGCCTGATGCCAAATAAGTTCCCAACACTCGCGCGATTCGCCTGTAACTGCGGGGTGACTCGGGATACTTTATATGAGTGGGCTACTGGAAAAGATGAAAATGGTGAGCTAAAACACCCATTATTTTCCTACGCATATAAGAGAGCCAAAGAATATCAGGAATCGTTATTAGTGGAAGGCACGATGAATGGAGCGTATAACGCACCGTTTGCGATCTTCTCCGCTAAGAACATTCTTGGTTGGAAAGACAAGCATGAGCAGGAAGTTACTGGTGCTAATGCTGGCCCTCTGGTTATCAGTCTGAATAATTTAGACGAATCAGCGTGAAGCTCCACTCAAAACAAATCGAGGCTCAGAAACTACTGAGCAGCGATGTGACCTATGCGATGTTGTTCGGTGGGTCTAGGTCTGGTAAGACCTTTCTATTGGTAAGGCAGATTATCCTGAGAGCTTTAAAGGCTCCGGGATCTCGCCATACTATCCTGCGCTTTCGGTTTAACCATGTGGTGAACTCGATTGTTTACGATACATTCCCCAAGGTTATGAAGCTGGCATTCCCAGGTGTGGAATACAAGCTGGATAAGACCCATTGGTACGTTAAGTTTCAGAATGAGTCTGAAATCTGGTTTGGTGGCCTGGATGACAAAGACAGAACTGAAAAGATTTTGGGGATGGAGTTTGCGACCATATACCTGAATGAATCCAGCCAGATCAGTTGGGGGCCAGTCGGGATTGCCATGACCCGTTTGGCTCAGAAGGTTAACCAAGTCATTGATGGTAAAGAGCCGACCCTGCTCAAGCCTAGGATGTATTTTGACTGCAACCCCCCCAATAAGAACCATTGGACTTATCAGATCTTTGTTTTGAGGCGCGATCCTGACACCAAGATCAACCTGCCCAATCCTGAGAATTACGGTTATTTCCAGATTAACCCACGCGACAACAAAGACAATTTGTCTGATGGATACTTGGATACGCTGGAGAACTTGAGCGCTAGGCTGCGCCGCCGATTCTTAGAAGGTGAGTTCACGGATGCCAACCCTAACCAGCTATTCCCAGACGAGGCAATTGACCGATGGAGAGCAGACAATGGTGACTTACCTGATTTCGTTCGCATTGTTGTTGGCGTTGATCCGTCTGGTGCTGGAGACACTGAAAACGCCGACAATGACGCAATTGGCATCGTTGTGGGAGGCTTGGGTGTTGACGGTAATGCTTATCTACTTGAGGATTGCACAGTAAAAGCTGGCCCTGCAACTTGGGGGAATGTCGCTGTCTCTGCCTATGATCGGCATAAGGCTGACGTGTTGGTAGCCGAAACCAACTATGGTGGCGCTATGGTTGAGGGCGTTATCCAAGCATCCCGGACTAAAACCAACTTCAAAGCCGTATCTGCCAGCCGTGGAAAGATTATCCGCGCAGAGCCATTTGCGTCTTTATATGAAGTGGGTAAAATCAGACACGCAGGACGTTTTGTTGAACTTGAAGAAGAATTAAGCGGTTTTTCTACGATTGGGTTCACTGGAAGCCGCTCTCCCAACCGTGCAGACGCATGGATTTGGGTTTTGACTGAGCTTTTTCCCGGAATGTTGCGTCAAAAAGTGGAAAAAAAGAAACTTGAGACAAAACGCCCTCAAAACTGGAATAACCGAAGTTCTGGATATTGGATGTGAATATGGCTGAAAAAGACTCTGACCTCGTAGCTCGCGCACAACGTAACTTTAAGGCCTGTCTGGATTGGGAGCAGGATACTAAGCAGCGCTTCCGTGAGGATATTCGCTTCCTGTTCGCTGATTCAGACAATCAAGACCAGTGGGAGCCAGCCGTAAAGGCTCGTCGTCGCTTGAATACTCAGCCGATGATTACCATCAACAAGACGCATACGCACTGGCTGCACGTTGTCAATCAGTTGAAGGCCAATAAGCCTAGCGTTACTGTTCACCCTACTGGCAACGAGGCGACCTATGAGGCTTCGGAAGTCTTTGAAGGCATCGTCCGTCATATCGAATACATCTCAAACGCCAAAGTCGCCTACGACATGGCAGCGGAAACCCAAGTGGGCGGTGGGATTGGCTACTGGACTGTATCCACAGCTTACGCCAACGACGATTCTTTCGATCAGGAAATCTTCATCAAGGAAGTTCCCGATCCAATGAGCGTCTATCTTGATCCTCATATTAAGAAGCGGGATGGCTCCGATGCTAAGTTTGGGTTCATTTATGAGGATATGCCAACGGCTGAGTTCCAAAAGCGTTTCCCAAATACCCTGATTCCTATGGTCAGCCCTCAAGGTAATCAATCCTGGGTGACTAAGGATGTGGTTCGCTTGGCTACTTACTACGAACTGGAAACCAAGAAGGAATGGCTTTACGCTCTGACCGATGAAAACGGTGGCACTCGCTTTACCCGTCAGTCAGATATGAGTAAGGAAGAAGTGAAGATGATTAACGAGGCAATCCGCATGGGTGCTGACATTGATCGTCGTCGCATTGATAAGCGAATCATCCACAAGTACCTGATTGGTGGCAATGAAGTCCTTGAGAAGGGCGTATGGGCAGGGAAATATATTCCTATCGTCCGTGTGCCTGGTGAGGAAGTGGTTATCGAGGGCAAGCTAGACCGTAAGGGTTTAGTGCGTTACATGAAAGACGCCCAGCGAGCCTATAACTACAACGCTTCGGCTGCTTTGGAATACGGCGCACTTCAGTCTAAGACGCCTTACTTGGCCCCTGTTGAGGCCATCGAAGGGCTTGAGAACTATTGGGCTACCGCTAACGTGGAAAACCACGCTTATCTGCCTTACAACCATGCAGACGAGCAAGGTAATCCAGTTCCTGCCCCTGCTCGCGCCCAGGCTCCTACATCGGCTCCAGTCTTTCAAGATGGGATGATGACTGCGGCTCAAGAATTGATGATGACCTCGGGTCAATATGACCAGACTTTCGGCGCTCAAAGCCAAGAATTGTCGGGTGTGTCCATTGAGAAGCGCGTCAACCAGGGTGAACGGGTTACCTTCCACTTTCAAGATGCTCAGAACATGGCGATCCAGTTCACGGGCAAAATATTGATTGACCTGATTCCCAAGATTTATGACACCAAACGGATCATTAACATCTTGGCTGAGGATGGCACTGAGCAAAAGATTACCGTCGATCCTACTTTGAAGACCGCTATTAAGCAGAACGAGAACAAGGAAGAAGGCGTTGTTGAGACGATCTTTAATCCTGCTGTCGGTACTTATGACGTGGTGGCTGAATCTGGCCCGAACTTCGATACTCGCCGCCAAGAGGCATTCAATGCTATGACCTCGATGCTTGGCTCTAATCCTGAGTTGGCACAGGTTATCGGCGATATTTACATGGGTACGGCTGACTTCCCAAGTGCTGACAAGCTCCAAGAGCGTATGCGGAACTGGATTCCCGCTAATATCTTGGGGACTGGCCCTAGCGCAGCGGAACAACAACTCCAGGCTCAATTGCAACAAGCCCAGGCTACTATTCAGCAACTTTCCCAAGACTTGCAAGATAAGAAGATTGGGCAGACGATGGAGAAACAGCGCCTGGATATGGATGCGCTGAACCACTTGGCTTTGCGTCTGGAAAACGAGCGTGAAGATTTGATTAACGCATTCAAGGCAGAAACCGAGCGCCTGAAGCTGTTAATTAAAGACGTGACACCTCAACAAATGACGGGCATTACAGATAAAATGGTGAGCGAGATCGAGCAATCTCGTAACCCTGGCAGAGATGTAAGCCCTGACTATGTTGATCCGTCACAAGTGTTAGGTGCAGAAATCCCCGCAATAACCCAATGAGGAAAAAATGAGCGAAACAATCGACGCACAAACCCTTGCCGCGACGACTACCCAAGAAGTCGCAGCAGAACCAACGACTAAAGAGAACTCATATCATGATTTGCCCGAGTGGGCTCGTCGTCGTATGGGTGAACTCGCAGAGCAAAAGCGCACTGCATCTGATCGAGTGTCTGCTTTGGAAGCTCAGTTGAATCAATACGCGCAAGCTCCTGCTGCCGCTGCACCTCAATCGCAAGATGATGTGATGAAGATGGCTAAACAGATCGCACAGCAGGAAATGGATCAGCGCCAGTTTGTTGAGCGTATGTCTTCCATTGAGCAAGCGGCTAAGAAAGAGTTTGGCGATGACTATGATCGTTCAATCTCTAATCTGAGCATGGCGGGTGTTCAATCGAACGATTTTCTACGCGCTTTGGCTGAAATCCCGAACCCTGAAAAGGTTTTGGTGTATCTCGGGAAGTCTGAAAATGTCGGTGATGCTGTCAAGATCGCCAATATGTCACCGCTGAATATGGGGATTGAATTGACCAAGCTATCCAGCAAAGCCGCTAAGGAATTGAGCCCTTCTAAGTCCCGCGCTCCTGCTCCTGTGGCTGACGTGGATGGTTCTTCTTCTGCCCGTTCTAGTGGTGGCGCAGAACCTCCAATGACGGACACGGTGGCCTGGATGGAATGGCGTAGGGCTAATGCTCGTAAAAAGCGTTGAATTATTAAAAATTCAGGTATAGAATAAGCGTTAGGTTTAAGCCACCGTAAAAAGCTGTGTTGGGCCGTTAATGAAGCTCCTGAAGGCCGAGGGGTAAAAGTAGGTAATTCTTTTATTCTTTATTTTGAAAGGAGCAGAGTTCATGACCACGAATTCGCTTTTGACGATTAATCAGATCACCAACGAAGCGGTGCGTCTGTTTACCCAATCTAACGCTTTCTTGCGTACCGTTTCCCGCCAATACGACGATCAGTTCGCTCGCACTGGCGCTAAGATCGGTTCCGCTCTGCGTATCCGTTTGCCTAATGATTACACGGTCAGCACTGGCCCTGCAATTACTCCTCAAGGCACTAACGAACAAAACACCACTTTGACTGTGGCAACACAAGCCAACGTGCCTGTGTCGTTCGGTACTGCTGAAAAGACCTTGTCTTTGGACGACTTCAGCGAACGGATTTT